ACTGGAAGCTTAACAAAAATCGAATGGCTAGGTAACCCCGTCCAGACACCATTCTTTCTTCAAAACGGAGGATTACCTGCTACTATTGTAAGCGAGTCTAGCGATTTAAGCGCACTATCATTCTCTCCTGGAGGTCAGCAGTTAGATTCTTTAGATGTTAGTAGAGTTCAATTTCAAGATAACGGTTCAGATAGTATAAGATTTCATTTTGAAAGTTCTAGTATAAGTACCTCCCTAGTAGATAACGAAATATATCCTTCCGCTTCTATTGAAGACAACGAGCTCTTAGGTAACATCTTTTATAGTCACGGTCTTGCAACACTTACTAAATCAAATATAGCTAAAAGATTACAAGAGCAGGTGTTAAGATCAGGTTCTATCTCATGGAAAGCTTCTCATACAGTATACACCCACAATTATAGATGTAAAGTATCAGAGACACAATTAAATTATTCACAAAATCCAAGTATTACATCCGGTAGTTTAGGAACATTAAAAGATTTTGCAACCGGAAGTTACTTCCACCCCTACATAACCACAGTAGGACTGTATAACGATTCAAACGAACTCATAGCTATAGGTAAGATGGGGCAACCTATTCCAAAATCTAAATACATGGATATGACGTTTGTAGTAAAATTTGATATATAATGTCACTTACTCCACTAGCATGGAGGTTTAAGGATAAACTTATCACTGAGATTGAAGATATGCCAGAAGGTACTTATGGCTTCATCTACAGAGTAATCCACCTCCCAACTAAGAAAAAATATATAGGAAAGAAGGTCTTATTCTTTGAACGTAACGTTAAGTTAGGTAAAAGAGAATTAGAAGCTTTAAAAGAAGAAAGAAGAGCAGCCGGTATCGGCGGCCGAGTACCTCAAAAGAAAAAGGTAATAAAAGAATCTGATTGGAAAGATTACTACGGTTCACAAGAAGAAATTAGAAAGCTAGTACGTTCTTCTAAACCAGAAGATTGGACTAGAGAGATATTAGATTTTGTTCCAACAAAAAAATTGTTAACTTATTACGAAATAAAGCATATCTTTATCAACGATGCTTTAGAAGACCCCGACTTTCTAAACGACAACATCTTAGGTAAGTTTTACCAAAAAGACTTTATTAAAGTTGACTCTTAGGAAATAATTTCTTATATTTAGAGGTAGAATTAGTTATACTCTCTATGGAGAATGGATTGCTGTTAAACGCAGTTGAAAATGTTTTAGGTAAATCTCACAAGCGAGCAAGAGACAATTATGCGTTTCATTGCCCGTTCTGTAATCACCGTAAACCTAAGTTAGAGATCAAGATGGTATCCGATGAAAAAGGACATAATCCTTGGGAATGTTGGGTATGTAATACTCGTGGACGTACTATTAAGTCTCTTCTCCGTCAGATGAAGATCGGAAAGGAAGAAGCTGTAGAGGTATTAAAGTATGTTAAGAAAGGTGAAAAGATTACTTACCATGACTTAGAAGTTGTAGAACTTCCTAAAGAATTCCAACCACTCCACTCAGCATCAACTACATCAATTATCGCAAATAAGATTAGACGTTACCTTTATAAAAGAGGTTTAACGGATAATGATTTTATAAAATATAATATCGGTTACTGTATGACCGGTGAATATGGAGGAAGGATAATCATACCTTCTTACGATGAAAATAATAACATTAACTTCTTTGTTGGTAGGACGTTTGAAGATGCTTTCATGAAGTACAAGAATCCATCTGCCTCTAAAGATATTGTTGTTTTCGAAAATATGATTAACTGGGACCAGCCTATCGTACTTGTTGAAGGAGTATTTGATGCTATGGCTGTTAAGCGAAATGCCGTCCCGATCTTAGGTAAAACACTATCTAAGAGCTTAATGAAGAAATTAGTTTCTTCTAAGGTTCAAGACATTTATATAGCATTGGATAAAGATGCTCTGAAAAAAGCGCTAAGCTATTCTGAGCAGTTCTTATCAATGGGTAAACGTGTCTTCTTAGTTGATATGTTAGACAAAGATCCAAGCGAGATGGGTTTCTCTAGTTTCACTCATCACGTTCAATCCGCTCAGGAGCTAACCTTCAGCGACCTCTTGAAGCACAAACTACAACTAGCATGATTTATAAAGGTGCTAATGTTCTTAACGAACACAAGAAGAAGAAGTTAATGTACGATGGTAATCTAGAACAGATTACGTTCTTAGATCGCCGCGTATATAAAAAGGAAGAAGGAGTTTATTACCCTTCTGTTACTACTGTATTACAGTATATGCCTAAGAATAAGTTCTTCGACAACTGGTTAAAAGACGTAGGTCACAACGCTGACCTCATTATGAGAAAAGCAGCTAACGAAGGTACTGCCGTGCACGAGGCTGTAGAAGATCTGATTGCAGGTAAAGAGATTACCTGGATGGATGACTTCGGTAATGCAAAGTACAACTTAGTAGTATGGAATATGATCTTAAAAGCAGCAGAGTTTTTTAAGAAACATAAACCAACTATTATTGCTGCAGAGGAATTTACTTTCTCAGATAAGTACAAGTATGCAGGTACTGCCGATTTAATCGTAGAGATGGACGGTGAAAGATGGCTATTAGACGTCAAGACTTCAAATAACTTGCACCGCTCGTACAACTTACAGTTAGCAGCTTATGCTAAGGCATGGGAAGAGATGTTTGGTCAAAAGATTGATAGAACCGGTATCTTATGGTTAAAATCTTCTAAAAGATCAGAATCTAAAAAAGAAGGAGTGTACCAAGGAAAAGGTTGGGAGATCAAACAGATTGATAATATTGATGAGAACTTTGAACTGTTCCAAACTATCTATAGTTTATATAAGCTCGATAACCCGACTACGGAACCTATTTATAATAGTTATCCTACCAAAATTAAACTATGAAACTAACTGAAGCTCTTCTATACGAAGCTCCTGAGAGCGCTAAAGCCATTATTATGGCCGGTGCTGCAGGTGCTGGTAAAACTACATTATATAAATCTGCAATCAAACCAAACTTGCCTGCAGACCAATGGGATTATTTGAATCCCGATACATATGTAGAGAGAGAAGAGAACCCGATGAACCTATCAATGGCTAGCCAACAAGTTGATGCTAAAGATGTACCTCAAGCGATAGAAGGAAAGAAAAACTTTGTATGGGATACAACAGCATCTAATGCTAATAGAATGCTTGGCGGTAAGATAGGAAATAAAAAAGAACCTCACCCAGGTTACCTAAATGACGGTAATTACGATTTCTTAATGGTAATGGTATATGCTCACCCTATGGTATCGTTTTTACGTAACTTTAGCAGAGAGAGAAAAGTACCTAAGTTTGCTGTATTAAAAACTTGGAACAGCGTTTACGGTAATATTGGAGCTTACAGCGCTAAATTAGGAAGGAACTTCCTCATGTATCAATCTCCAGCTGGAGATCCTGAGATACAAAAAGAAGTAGATGCTTTTGAAGCTGCTTATAGAGCAAATAAGTTAGAAGAATATTTCGAAAATCTTATTGATCAAGGCGGTGATAAGTTTAGCTCAAGTTTTAAGTCTCAAGTACCTGATGAAGAGTTATCCCCTGAAGAACTAGAAAAGAGACAGAAAAGTAGAGCGAACACTCAGAGACTTTTTCAACAAGAAGTATCCCAGCTAGCAACTAATTTTGGAAAGGTTCGTGATGAAGTAGATAAGTACCTTGTAGGAAGTGAGGATGAAGTAGCATCAAGAGTTAGACAATTTGTAGGGTAATGAAAGTAGGAGTAATAGGAGGAGGATTTAAGCCACCGCATAAAGGTCATTATCAGTTAGCTAAGCAAGCTTTAGCTCAAGTACCTGATTTAGATAAGATGATTATTTATGTTGGTAAGAACGTTAGAGACGGTATTGATCAATCTCAATCTGTAGCTATCTGGAATCTATATAAAGATAGCTTAGGTAGCAATGTAGAGATTGTACCTGCTTCAAAAGCACCAATTGGACATATTTACTCCTATGCTTCAAATAACCCAGAAGATGAAGTACACTGGTTCTTAGGAGCCAGAGATGAAGAGGATAGAGCTGATATCGCTGATAGAACTTCTTACTTAGAGAAGAATAGAGAAAAGTATCCTAACTTAAATGTAGAGGTTGTTGAATCAACCGGTACAGATATTAGCGGTACAACAGCAAGAAGAGCATTAAGAGCAGGAGACAAAGAATCGTTCTTTGATTTTATTCCTGATGTAGTAGATAAAGATAAAGTATACGATATTGTGAAGACACCAGAAACTAAAATGGCAGATGCTATCGATGAGTTATTTGCTAACTTCATGTACGAAGAACAGGAAGAAGTAAAAGAAATAACAAAAGGATCTCCTGTAGCACCTATCGCAGTACTGCCTTCAGAACAAAGACAGAAGCTTCAAAACTATACAAAGATCTTACAAGACGCTCTACCGGATGAATTCGATGTAGAGTATAGACAAGATCATATTAGAGTATCGGTACCTTATTTTGATAAAAATAAAAATCATCAAGACGACTGGACTCCTCATCAAACTCAATTACCAGAAGAGGTAGCAGAAGAGACTATCGGGCAATTTAATTTTGCCCCTTATATTGCTTCAATCTTAGAATACTGTATGACTAAAGGAATGAAAGTTACTCCTATTCCTGAAGTTAAGATTAGACAAGATGAAGAGAATGCTGCTAACTTATTCGGTAGAACTGGATATTATGATCCTCAAAATAAAGAGATTGTCTTATACGTAACTGGTCGTCACCCTAAGGATGTATTGAGAAGCTTCTGTCACGAGTTAGTCCATCATATGCAAAACCTAGAAGGACAGAACTTAACGTTCTATACTACTGATGTTCATGCTGATGAGAATCTAAAAGCTATTGAGCAAGAAGCACACGCCAAAGGAAGCTTCTTATTTAGAGACTGGGAAAACTCCAACAAAGAGCAAGAAACTTTAGATGAAGCAGCGATACTAGAATCGTTATCAACCTCAGAAAAAGAGAACTTAGTCAGACAGGTAATCAGATTAACCAAAGTACACGGTGATAATGTAGAGAAGATCGCAGCTAGATTAGAATTACCTAGTAATCTTCGTAACAAAATATCCGGAGTAGGGAAATCTTTCGGAGTAAATTTCGCTAAAGCTGTTGTTGATCAACAAAAAAAGAATATTGCAGAGGGTACAAAGTACCGTTCTATTGTCGTTGATGTTAGAAAAGCAGTTAACGATGCTTTAAACACTTTGATTAAAGGAGATAAACTAGGAGGATACAACTTACCGGTTAAAAGAGAGCCTACTGAAGAGCATAGAGACTTAGCTGAGAAATACGGCTTCACACCTCTTGGATTAATGTTAAACTCAGAATACCAATCTGCTTATTTAGGAACTTTTAAGAGTAAGAGTGAAAAAGGAACACCAACTGAAGTAGGAGTATCTCTTAAGTTTGCTCTTTCTGACGAAGTTGAAAAAGGTAAGTTTTATGTTGACGGAGAAGCATCAAGTGATGAAGCTGAATTAGACATTATATTAGCATTCAACCCAGAAGATGGAACTAATATGCTACAGCAGATCCAACCTACCTTAACTGACCTCATCCGTCATGAGACTGAGCATCTAACTCAATCCGGAGAACAGGTTAAGCCTGACAAATGGATGAG